ATTATGTTTTTAAAAATTTTAAAACAGTAAAACCTTTACCTGCATCTGTTATATTTGAAACAATGCCTAAAAACACAGCCACTGGTTGGTTAGCGATTAAACATTTTGGAAAATCTGTCAAAAAAGGAGATATGATGGATATTATTAAAGATCAATATTATAGGAATTATAATAAAATTGGTCGTAGAGAAAAAGTTTCTGATTATACAATGTTTGCTATGCGTGGACATTTGTCTGATCGTGATTGCATTAAAACTAGACCTGTTTGGTTAGTATCAGCAACAACAATAGTATCAGAACTTAAATACTATCAACCTTTTTATGATCAAATCGCAAACAACAAATTTTTCATCGATAGAATTATTACTGGTAAGAAATCTATGTCTAGATTAAGACGGTTTCTTCTCAAATCCGATGAATATGATCTTGTCAATACTGACATTTCTGGTTGGGATGCATTTCGAGCTTCATGGTTTCATGAAAAAGTTATGAGACATCTTGAAAAATATATTAGTTTTAAAGACATAAAACAAAAACTTGAATATAGATTTTGCATTGATCAAGCTATTCGTACACAAATTCTTTTACCAAATGGACATGTTATTAGAAAGAGAAGCGGAATTATTTCTGGGACCGCAGGAACTTTGCTTTTTAATACTTTAATTAATATGGTTTTGTCTTACACAATATTAAATATGATGAAGCATGTAGATTTGGAATGGAGATCTGCTGATCATATAGAAGACGAAAATTGGTTAGGTGATGATTTTGCCTTTTACGTTAGAAAGAATTTTCAATTTGATCTGGTTAAATTTACAAACATGATTGAAAAATACTTTGATTTAATTATTAAACCTGAAAAAACAATATATGCCAAAGAGATTAATGATCGTAAATATTTGGGATATCAATTAAAAGGCGGTTTACTTTTTAAAGAAGATCGTGATTTATTTTCAGCTTTATTATATTCTGAAAGATTTTTTAAATTAGGAGATGAGTTTTTAAGTATCTCTTTTAGTAGATTTTTTTCTTATCTGTTAATTGGGGGAATCAATTCAGAAAGATTTTTACAATTTTTTTATTTTTATATGGGAGATCATAAAACTAAATTACTTAAGTTAGATTTTTTATTTACTTCAACTTATGATAATATATTTAAATTAATTAAGAATGTATGGAATATTAATATTCAACCTTTTACTGTTGATACATTCAAAAGAATGAATCTAGAACTTCTAAAATATGTATTACTTCATGATGAAGA